ACCTTATATTACTGGTGGGTGACGACCGCACAGAGGGATTTAGCCGTATGGCAAAATCTTGGCAAAACGCGGAAGATCCCGAGAAAGAGACAACCGTGAAAGTTCAAGACCTACCACGCACTGGTGCAATGGATGCATCAAAGGTCAGCGGTACGGTCGCCCGTAAATATGCACAGCAAGGGAATCTCGATAAGTTTAAAGAAATTCTTATCTCCGGCGCAAAAAACAATCGCACTGCGCAACGGTTTATGAGGATTATACAGGATCAATTAGGACGGTTGAAGGAGATGTTTATGACAAAGAAGCAGCCCCTTACAGAAGCAGATGAGGATGCAATTAATCGTGTAGTGAGGGAGCTAATGACTGATTCTTCGTGGTACCGTACCGACGAGGTGCCAGCTATATCAGTCGAGGAACCTGATAATCGTGGAGATATTGACTCAAATAGTCGTGTGCCTGAAGATACATCAGATAATATGTCGGTTATAGTTATTCATCCGGCACGACGTTTAAAGTTTGACGCAAAGGCTAAAGCTCAAAGAAGGCAAGAAGAAGTAAAAAAGTCGTAAAGCAATATTTAGGGTTTTTAGGTTGCTAAATAGTAGTATGGAGGTTAGTGATATGGAGGATAACATGACAAAGATCGATGTAAGTGCAGTTGAGGAACGCAAAGCTCAGTGGAAGAAACTGGTAACCAGTTTAGAAGAACGTGGTCGAGCACTACATAATGAACTGACATCAGTGCAGGCACAGTTAGCTCAGTTGAGCGGCGCTATTCAGGCCTGTGATGTACTTCTGGCAGGCGATGAAGCTAAACCAGAAGTATCAACAGCAAATAACGACAGCAAATAACGGATGATATATGGCAGATAAAAAAATAACTGAACTTTCATCGCTAGCGGGTGCTTCACACTTGGCGCCGGAGGATTTATTCGTCGTAGTGGATGACCCCGCTGGCACTCCGATTACCAAAAAGATTGCGGCTGTCGACGTTTTTGGGAACGGTATTTCGTTTGTTACAAATAGCTCATATCCTGCTGCGGTCGTTCTTCGAAGTGTCCTAACCGCAAACGTTAATGCAGATACAGCTTCTGCGAATACGTTAATTGCCGCACAGTTTGTTACGAATGCATTGGGCACATCTGCGAACACCGAATATCAGTACGCAGTACATGCTACTAGTAAGCTACATGCAGCCGCTTCTAAAGTTACCCGAGAGCATGCGGCCGCAAAGCTTGTACTTGACGTGGGGCCGGCTACGAATGTTGTTTCAAATACGAGTGTGCTTCGTCTGTTGGTTGCAAACACTGGCGCACGTGTATCTAATGTTGAGAGCTTCATCTCGTTTGGAGACGCAGCAGCAAACTCGACGACGGCGCAAACCCAGTATCTGTTTGACATTGGACAGAACGGCAGTGTGTCCGCTAATTTGGCAACCGGAGCCACCACTTGCGCAACTGCGTTATTTTCAAATTCTGCCGCTGGTACGGCTACACATAAGGTGCGCATTCGTGTCAATGGCGTAGATTATTGGTTACTTGCTGTTAACTCAGCATCCTAAGCATTTAATTTACACGTACTAAATACAGGGAGAGAGACATCTAGTTTCTCTCCTTTTTTTATGGAAAATTTGACTAAAAAAAATTATCTCTCGTACGCCATGAAGGTTTATGATAATCCAAGCTGTTCTGGATTGAATGAATTTCAATCGGATTTGGTTCGGGTCAAATATATCAAACGCCTCATTAACCGTTATAGTCGTACTGGAGAAATTGCTCCCCGTCTTCTACTCAATCATATCATTGGGATTTATAATGTCTTTGAAGCAACTGCGGTAGCTCAATTATTATTTTTTCGAACTGAAAAAACGTCGTGGAGGGCTCTGAAGACTGTGCTGGAATATCTCAATTTAATGCCCGACGCACTGCTACCAATCGAAGGAGTAATTATCCTAAATAAAGATATTCCCCGTGACGAAGTGTTATGGGAAAAATTATCTGAAACGGTTGACGGACATGCAACGACTGATTGACATTTATATTGTTTTTCAGCTTGTCAAAAAGCTGACAACACCTTTCAATAAGACTGATGCTTTCAAGCGCGGAATTATTGATGCAGCAGGCAATGTACTGCGTCCGTATAAAACTCTAAAGGATACTAAAGATAAAGCTGCGTGGACGTGGCTAGATATTCTCATGAATAATCTTAAACGGCTCCTTTCGAAAATTCCCGGTGGACAGTCCACCTTCTTTACCTATGCCATGGCGTTTTGGTTACTGAAAGAGCCCATTCTTAAATTACAAAAAGCGTCTCGATTTAGTGAAGCCAAACTGTCAGAGACGATTCTGGGAGCGTCGGCAGATAAATACTTATCGGAAGCGATGACTCTTACCGAACAACTGTCCGCGTTGTCTGCGGAGATTGGCAACGGCCAAACAGGTAAGACACGCAACCAACCGTTTAATATGTTCGCTGGGCGCCGTGTGTTCTCGGTGGATTCGAATACGTTCCATCGCTGTCGCCTTGGTAAGTACAAGCACGCTCGTTATGATAAATATGTTGGTAACGGACCACGCGGTCAAGAGATTCGCGAATATGGTCGCAGTCGTCATGGACGTCGTGGTATTATTCTCGTTGATGAGACCACGGGTGCTATGCTCTATTTACGCCACCCAGGCAATTACCATTTATCAAAATAATTCATGGCTAAAACTCGACCGCGCCGCAAAGTGTCACAAACACGGCAGAGAGTTTCTGATTCGATAGTAGTGTCTATTGCAAGATTAGAACAACAAGCGGAACAAACATCGGAGTTATTTGACGTACTCGGTGACAAATTTGATCGTATTTTAAGCCGTGTAGAAGAGTTAGCACTACATACGACGAGTTTGAATTCGCGTCACGATACCGAGATACAAGTGTTACAAAAACAAATTGCATCAACGGAAACCATTTTAAATCAGACTCGTGAAGACATTAATGCCATGTCTACGCAGTTGTCCGCATTAGTGGGCAAAGAACTATCTGAGGCAGTTAGTGAAATGTCTTCTGCAATTGACCAACTGTCTGATAAAATGGAAAAACAAAACAATCGACTGGACGAGCGAGTACAAAAACTTGAACGGTGGCGAATGTTTCTTATCGGAGGTGGGTTTGTTATAGGATTTATTCTCTCTCGCGCCGCAGATAGTGTTCTTCACGTATTATTCCCTTCGTCATAAACTATGATATACTAGTCGCCTATGTCGCAATGGCTCGAAGAAAAGTATATTGCACTCGCGGGCCTACAACTTGGGCGTTTTCATAAACAGTCACGCACAACTTACGCATTTCGTTGCCCGTTCTGTGGTGATTCACAAAAACGCCAAAACAAAACTCGCGGGTATTTTTTCCTATATAAAGGACAGTACTTTTATAAATGTCATAATTGTAATATTAGTATGTCGCTGCGGTCGTTTTTACGACAGCAAGCACCTGAGTTGTTTCGCGAATATCAACTAGATGTGCTTCGGCAAGAGCGACCCACTCATAGTATTTTGCCACCGAAGCCATCTCCGGAGGCATCCATGTTTGGATTTGGAAAGTCCACAGCTACGATTACCCTTCCAACAATAGCATCATTGCCACACCATCACGTGGCAGTACAATATTGTCATGCGCGTGGGCTTCCCGATGCTTCTTTGCCTCATTTATATTTTACTGACAAATGGACGGCATGGATTAAGGAAATGAAATGGTCGTATGCATTGCCCGAGGACAATGCACCACGCCTCATTCTCCCGTGGTTTAATCGTCGCAAAGAATTACTAGGCGCACAAGCACGACGCATCGATGCTACGGGAACCGCAGCACGTTACGTAACGCTTAAACAAGACACGTGTGAAGATAAAATTTATGGATGGGATCGACTTGATTTACATAAACGCATTCATGTGGTAGAAGGCCCTCTTGATTCATGGTTTCTACCAAATGCTGTTGCCTCAATGGATTCGGATCTATTACGATTACGTGATCGCTACTTTTCAAATTATACAGTTGTGTATGTATGGGATAATGAACCTCGAAATGCGGTGGTGAATTCTAATTTGTTTAAGGCAATTAAAGAAGGCTGCTCCGTGGTTATATGGCCGTCACTACTGAAAGAAAAAGATTTAAATGAAATGTCGCTAGCGGGATATGCTGTATCAGAGTTAATCGAAAAGCATACGTATCGCGGGTTACGAGCAGAATTAGAATTTCGTCGCTGGCGCCGCATGACTACATAAAGTAGGGGTTATTATGGAACCGGTGAAGAAAGATATTTTAGATCATGGTCAGGTGGTCTTGTTGGATGTGTTTGGAAGTGATGCGCGTATCGCGGAATCTGCTCGTGTATCCTACGGTAAAGGCACCAAAAAAGTTAGCAGCGATAAGGCCTTGATTCGCTATCTCTTACGGCACAGGCACACGTCACCGTTTGAAATGTGCGAGGTTTTGTTTTATTTGAAAGTGCCTATTTTTGTCGCTCGTCAACTTGTACGACATCGTACAGCAAATATTAATGAGATGTCTGGTCGCTATAGTGAATTCCCTGAAGAACTTTACGTGCCTGACGAAGTTCAGCTTGGCCCACAATCTCCGATTAATAATCAAGGTCGCGCCGGTGCCGTTGCTTCTCTTCAGACTAAACGCGCACAGTTAGAAATTAGACGTGCAACAGATGAAGCGTTTCAATCCTATGATCGATTGTTGACTCAGAGCAACGTATCCAAAGAAATTTCTCGCATTGTGCTGCCGTTATCTGTCTATACCGAATTATATTGGAAGTGCGATTTACACAATTTCTTCCACTTTTGTCGATTACGATTGGACAATCACGCACAATACGAAATTCGTGTGATGGCGCGAGCCATGTTTGACACTATTATTCCATTTTTTCCTCTTGCAGCGGATGCGTTTCAAGACTATATACTAGAGACAAAAACATTATCACGTACTGAGCAGTTGCTTCTTGCTACAATGCTCTCTTCCACAACTCTTCCCCAATATGATCAATATGATCAGGCGAAGAAATTAGGAATGAGTGAACGGGAATATAATGAGTTTGTTCAGTGGATTCAAACTTTAACGTTGGGTGAATAATTATGTCAGAGTTATTGCCTGCTTCTCAACCTTTTACCCCTGATACCCCGTGGTCAACTGTCGGATATCTCACCTATAAACGCACTTATTCTCGGCGCCTCGAAGAAGATAATATCTCCGGACCCACCGAAGAATGGCTTGATACGATAAATCGTATTATCGCCGCCGTCAATAATCAGCTTGATTGTCGGTTCACTGACGAAGAGCAACAACGATTACGATATTATATGTTGAAGCTTAAGGGCACAGTCGCGGGGCGCTTTCTCTGGCAGTTAGGCACACCGACCGTAGAACGATTGGGGTTGCCCTCACTTCAGAACTGTGCGTTCGTAGTGGTGGATAATGCTGTGCGTCCATTTACATGGGCAATGGATATGCTGATGTTAGGCAGTGGTGTCGGGTTCAGTATTCAGAAAGAACATGTCAGTAAAATTCTTCCCGTAAAAAAGAATTTCCGTGGGCCGACACGGCATGATTTTGCGGATGCGGATTTTATTATCCCCGATACGCGAGAAGGATGGGTGTCTCTCCTTGAACGCACATTAGAGAGTGCGTTCTCGCGCCGGAAGTCGGAATCGTTTCGCTACTCCACACAGTTAATTCGCGGCGGTGGTGCTCCCATCAAAGGATTTGGCGGGGTTGCTTCTGGCCCTGAAATTTTATGCGACGGCATCGCGAAGATTTCATCCATATTGGAAAAACGAGCCGGTAAGAATCTTCGCCCAATTGATTGTTTGGATATCATGAACATCATCGGAAGTGTTGTCGTAGCAGGGAATGTGCGCCGTTCGGCGCAACTCGCGATTGGTGATCCTGATGATGTTGAATATTTACTGGCCAAACGATGGGATTTGGGCAACATTCCACCATGGCGTAGTATGAGTAACAATAGCGTAGCGTGCGACGACATTTCTCAACTTCATGAATTTTTTTGGGATGGATACGAAGGGCGTGGAGAACCGTATGGGTTAATTAATCTTCCGCTGTCTAAACAAGTCGGTCGTCTGGGCGAAACCGAATATTCTGATTCAACCGTTGTCGGCTACAATCCGTGTGCGGAACAATCGCTAGGTAATTTTGAAACTTGCTGCCTCGCAGAAGTGTTTCTATCAAACATTGAATCGTATGAAGAGTTTTTAGATGTCATTACGCTGCTATATCGCATCAACAAACAATCACTCGCTCTTGGATGTCACAATAAAGAAACTGAAAAAATTGTGAGTGAGAATATGCGAATGGGCATTGGCGTGACTGGTTATCTTCAAGCTACCGAGAAACAGAAAAAGTGGCTGAAACCCGCCTACGAGTATCTGCGGAACTATGACAAACAGTATTCACGAGAACGCGAATTTCCGACGAGTGTGAAATTGACCACCTGCAAGCCGAGCGGCACGTTGTCGTTGTTGCCTGGTGTCACGCCTGGATGTCACCCTGGCTTTGCCCAATATATGATTCGCAGAATTACGATGTCCTCGAACCATCCGTTGGTGGAAGTATGCCGGAACCACGGCTATGATATTGAGTATCGACTGAACTTCGACGGGTCGCAGGATTACTTGACTGTCGTTGTTTCCTTTCCCTTCTGCTTTCCCGATGGCACCGTGCTGGCGAAGGATATGAGCGCGATACAGCAACTTAAAGTGGTCAAGGAACTCCAACAGAGCTGGAGCGATAATAGCGTGTCCTGCACCGTCTATTACCGCAAAGAAGAGCTGCCGGAAATTAAAAAGTATCTGACGAGGCATTTTACGAATTCATACAAGTCATTGTCATTCCTGTTACATACGGAATCTGGCTTCAAGCAAATGCCGTATGAGGAGATTTCTAAAAAGCAGTATGACGCATTAGTTGCCAAAACCAAGCTGATTACTTCTATTGCAAACGGACAGATTGGACTGGAAGATGATTGTACTGGCGGTGTTTGCCCGATACGATAGTTAACCAGTGTGTTATATTACACCTGTGTAAGTTGTAAGGCCCGTAATTTGTAATTTTGAAAGGAATAATATGTATGGAACTACTTATCGCTATTCTCTCTCTTGCCCTCGTTGTTGTTCTCACGGCGATTGTGTCCATTAAACTGACGCGTCGATCTCTTCATGCGAAAAATAAAATCGAACGTCACTTCGAAGACATTCGGCGTTCCGTTGAAGAACTTAAGTCCGCAGTTGATCAAAAAGAAACTGAACTCCTTCGAGAGTTTTCAGCTAGATATGATGATATCACGCGTACCATCGATGACAAAGAAACTACTCTGTATCGCCACATTCGTGACCGAGATCGGGTCTATTTCCGCCCACCCCTGTTCCATCATGACCGCGCAGACTTACTCAAGGCGAATGAATCTCTTGTTAGATCGTTAAAACAACCGAAGCGAGATCCCGAACTCTCCGACAAATAACAACCCGCTTTGCGGGTGATGCTAAATATTAACATGGCATCACCCGTGAACCCCATTCTCGGTATTGATTATTCATTCACATGTCCAGCGGTGTGCGCATTTACACAACACCAGCCCAAATGGTTTGTCCATTATAAAAAAGAGGGCAAGCCATATCCGGACTTACCCAACGTTACATGGTCAATTTCTAGTGCTACCACTGAAATTAAACGATATATCGAATTAGCTGAGTGGGTATTAGACATTATGCGATTAATGTCCCCCGCGTGTGTGGTGTTAGAGGATTATGCGTTTTCTGCGAACGGGCGTATTACACAGCTCAGCGAAAATACGGGAACACTAAAAGTCAAGTTGCACGAACATTATCCAAATGTTCCTGTACATATTGTAGCGCCAAGCACAATAAAAAAATTTGCGACTGGTAGAGGCATTGCGACGAAAGATGATGTCTGGAAAGCATTTATTGCAAAGCGTCCAGAAACTACAGATTGGGCAAAATTGTGTCATCCAAAGGCCATGAAAATTGGTAGCCCAACGGCCGATATTGCGGATGCATATTTTTTAGCAAACTATGGACACACCCACTTCTCCCCCAAAGCCTAAACGCGTCACTCGTACGCCCGAAGAAATGCGAAATCGTATTTTATACTTTCGCGTCTCACAGCGGGAAGTCGATGATTTATATCGATATGCCCGCGCACGAAAAGCCACAATGAGTTATATGATCCGTGAAGCGTTACATTCCACCTATCCTGATATTTTTGGCGATGTCAATCGGCATATACGAAAGCCCAAGAAACCTGTGCCGCAAGACCCTCCTACACAAATTTTACGATCATTAGTTGACGGCAACGTAAAAATTGTAACACTGCCTAAATCAGATGAAGTATAATATACACAACAAGAAAGAAAAAAGATTGGGATGTGGTGTAATGGCAGCACCGGAGCCTTTGAAGCTCTTTGTCTAGGTTCGAGTCCTAGCGTCCCAGCCACAGTGCCCGCGTGGTGGAATGGCATACACGGTTGACTCAAAATCAACTGCTCTTTAGAGCATACAGGTTCAAGTCCTGTCACGGGCACCAAAATTAATAAATGGGGGCGTGGCGTAATTGGCAGCCGCGGAAGCCTTAAGAGCTTTTATCCAAACGGATGTGTGGGTTCGAGTCCCTCCGCCCCCACCATTTTTATTTTTGCGGGGCTGTAGTTCAGTTGGTTAGAACGCTGCCCTGTCACGGCAGAGGTCGCGGGTTCGACCCCCGTCGGCCCCGCCAAATGAAACTATCGAGGGCCTGTAGCTCAGTTGGGAGAGCGCCAGCTTTGCAAGCTGGATGTCGCAAGTTCGATCCTTGTCAGGTCCACCAAATTGTATGTTATACTGATTGTATTGGGATGTAGCTCAATGGCAGAGCGCTCGGCTGTTAACCGAATGGTTGTAGGTTCGAGTCCTACCGTCCCAGCCATATTTGCGCGGGAGTAACTCAATGGTAGAGTCACAGCCTTCCAAGCTGTTGGTTGCGGGTTCGATCCCCGTCTCCCGCTCCATCTGCGGAAATATAAGTTATTGTATTCTAAATATCTATAATATGAAGAACGACGCTGGTTATCATGCACATAAGTTTTAACATCGGAGGGAGGACTCACTGTGCGCGTACATCTGCGTAATGTTGTTGAATCCGCCTTAGAAAAAGGCGTGGTTAAGGGTCAGCATCGTATTACCAAGCTGCCCAAGAAAAAACAAGAAGACTTTGATGTCGTTGTCAATACAATGATGAAAAGCATTTGGGAATCATTGGATGGAATTATTGATTTCACCGATGACGACGAAGAATCTGATAATACAGAAGTCACTAAAAAACCGTTAGGGTTTCATTCAGTAGATGCTGTATCAAATAAAGAAACACCCCGATCAAAAGATTTTTCGGATGACGAGGATGATGACGATGATGATGTTGTTCCATTAGACATTCTCTATCGTCTGCGCAAAGAATAAGCACGTATTTTTCTAAATACGTACATGAAGTTACTCTTATTATCGTTGTGCGGAGAGGATGGCGCCGACGAAAATACCCAAAATATTAATCTCTATCTCGCGTCCTTGGCCAAACATGTTGTGCCATTTTTTGAAACAAAAGTTATTTTATTCAGCACGTTTAACGCTATAGAGAAAAC